AGGTGGGTGGGTGGCACGGGTAGGTGGGTGGGTGGCACGGGTGGGTGGGTAGGTGGCACGGGTAGGTGGCACGGGTAGGTGGAAGCGGACAATCGCCACACCCCTTATACCTTACACAACACAGCCTACCTGCTTATCCCTTACCTTCCCTGCCACACACACAACCTGCCAACCTGCAAAGCCAGATAATTCCTCGCCAATATACCGCGCCCCGACACTCGCCCCAGTTACTACAACCCACCCACACATTATCACGCGCCTATATACCAGCGCTTATACCTTTTACTTGCAGTATAAGCTATACTTATACACTCAGAGGTGCATATAAAAGTCATGCACCTCACCCGCACACCCACCCCACCCCACCCACCCGCACCACCTGCACCACCCCACCCACCCGTACCACCTGCACTACCCGCACTACCCCACCTGCACCCACCACCCCACCACACCTACACTCGCTACACTAACCCACTCACCCCCCATGTGGGTGGTGCATAACATTTGTATGCACCACCCAATGTAACTGCATACATGTGTCAAGCGTGGGTGGAGCGGGTGGGTGAATGAGTATAAAAAGGGACGGGGGTGGGGGGTGGGGGGTGGGGTGACGCGGGTGGGTCGGATTGTAGAGGGTGTGGTGGTTGTAGGGATTACGGGTCCGCCGTGCCCTTTACACTGAGGCGACGTTTTGAGCTGACCGACTGACGCGTCAAACAACATGACCCACCCGCACCCTACAACCAGTACCAACCCACCAGTACCCACATCCAAGGCACAACACCCAAGGAACGTAAATACTGTGTGGGTAAAGACTTAGAGCGAATCCGGGACCACGGGTGGGTAGAGTGGGTAGAGTGGGTAGAGTGGGGAGGGTGGGGAGGGTGGGGAGGGGTCAAATACCGCAAATAGAAATCTCTCTCAGAAAGGGACATTTAGAAAGCCAGAATTTGCGCACCGGGAAAAGCTACAGGGGTTTTGCCGCGTCAATCTTCACCCACCCGAGAAGCTTCATACTCAAGATCTTCTGCATACTCAATAGCTTCAGCGGCATGCCTACTCCATTCAGAAGCCTGACAAGTGGCATCGTTGGCTTTCATAGTAGCAACTCTTGCCGAAATTGTATCTACCCCTTCTTTCTCATATTCGTCTTTGACATCGAGTAAATGGACGGCCCGCGACTTAGCCTCAGTAGCTTGCTCAGTATAGTAAGTGGCAACAGAGCGAACCGCAATTGCTCGTTTAGTAATTTCATCGGCCACACGGACAATCTCAGCAGCTTTACGAGCCTTAGCACGTTTTATAGCATTAGCATGAGCAGCAGCATTAGCTTGTTTCATCTTCAGTTCTCCAAGAGTAAAGGATTCTACTACAAGTATACCACATTACCCACCCAAGTCAAGCCTAAATCAAGTTTATTTCGTTATTTTGTCGATTATTCCGGTTATAACGGAAAATATGGTTCAAAACGACCACAATGGAAGTATACGACCCTCTCAAGGAGTAGTCATGCAGTGCGAATATATTACCTCCACCGGACAATGTGCCCAAGAAGCCCTCTCCGGGCGATTCTGCACCGACCATTCGACCACCAGTCACAAGACGATGATTAACCAGTACCGCATTGCCTGCTCACAGTTGGGCGACTCTCCCGAGCGGCACGCCAACGCTGAGCAACTGAAATCAGTGCATGGGGAAATCGTCATTATGCGGTCCCTCCTAGAGTCCAGACTGAATATGATTCAGAACAACGCCGAACTGGTATCGGCTATGCCGCTCCTTAAAGACTACGCCCTGGCTGTTGAAAAGCTGGCCACCAGTTGCCACACTATGGATGTAAAGGTCGGGAACCTACTCAGCAAACAGTCTCTGCTCACCCTAGCAAGAGAATTCATTCAAATCATCGAAGACACAATCAGGCCACTGGCCGACACCTCACCTACCCAAACCGACATCGATGAGACCGTTGAAACCATCGGCCAGAAACTGGTCACGGCAATTGCTGCACAAGAGAACCAGGATGCCTAGTCTAATAGTAACGAGGATCGTCAACACGATTGTGCCTTTAGGCCTCCTTGTAGCATATCCATGGCTAAAAGAGTTGCCTAATCCAGAAGCCACGCTGGCCTCAATAACCGCAATGTTTATAACACATTGTATCTGTATCAATGTCACACTCATGTGTGACCACGCAAACCACGAACAATCGGAGAACCAAGATGGAAACTAAGCCCCTACTCGCATCCAAGACTATGTGGATCAATCTCGCAACCCTCATCGTCGGCATCCTTGGGTACACCATTGGCCAAGACATGGTAGCTGACAACGCCAGCCTCATGGCCGTCCTCGTCGCTGCGCAAGGAGCCCTGAATATTGTGCTTCGATTCATTACAACCAAAGCCATCGCTTAGCTCATCCACCATGCGTGGAAGGAGTTCCGACACCGTCCCAAAGGCACGGTGTCAGCCGTCTAACAAGATGTCGACGAAATCGATTTCGTCGACATCTCACCCCGGCCCGATTCCTGAATCAGTGACAGACCACCTAGTGTAGACCACCTAGCTAGTGCGAACCACCAAGGCGTCCTAGCCGGGACCATACAAAGCGCCAGTGCAGTGTCCAAGCTTGGCCGCTAGCCACGTAAGCCTCTGGCCACCAACATGGCCCGACCATAAATGGAGAGGTTCGACTCCTCTCCGGGCCACTTACAAGCCCTTAGATCCAGGCAGCAAGATCCTGGATTGTTCGGCACGGGTCACTAACACCTGTGCCTGGGGCCAAACAACACCCCGAGAACCCAAGAATGAATGATTTCAGGCCCGCCTACGACGCACTGTCTTTTAGCGAAGCTCTCATAGCTCTAAAAGAGGTCAAACGAGTCACCAGAGCTGACTGGAATGAGACCTATTTGCAAATGGAGTGGCCCTCCACCAAGCTGACACTTCCGTACATCTACATGCGAACCGAGCAAGGTCATTTTGTGCCTTGGACACCCACTCAAACTGACATCTTTGCCGATGACTGGTTTGTTGTTCAGTCTTTCGTTCCCGCTCTTGAGGCGGAATATGAAAAATCGGAGGCGATAACCTAACAAGGAGCAATCATGCCGATGAGCATCGAAACCATTATGTATCTATGCCTCGGCATCGCTATCTGCGCCTTCTTTTACATGTTTGTGAAACAAGGAGAGATGATGAATCGAATCTGTTTAACAATCTGGGTAGTGCTTGCCCTAATAATGGCATTTGATAATGACTATCGCATCGAACAACTAGAGAAACAAATTCAGGTTATCAGAGTAGAACAGGTGGAGCTATATGCCGGAATACCAGAAGCGAGTAATCAAAGAGCGGAACGATCTTGTTGGTAAAATTATCGATTTGACTCGATTTTTCAACTCTGATAAATTTGACAAACTACCGCAAGCTGAACGGGCTCGCATTTACAAGCAGCTTGAAATCATGGATGAATACTCCCGGATACTGAACGAGCGTATAGTCAACTTTTAGGACGCCAATGCCAATTGAACTTTCTATACATGCTGTTGAACAAGCAACTGGGCAGTCGATTGAGTTCATCAGAGACACGTCGCTAGAAGAGTTGCGTAGGATTGAAGAGGAGAAACGAGGACGACCGCTGGTCTTCACTTCGGCCTCCCGAGAAGAGATTGAGTCTGAGTTTGAAAACGCGATTAAGCATTTACCCCGAGAACCCGAGAATGTTTGAAGCTACATATCCCAGCACTAATTTTGGTTACGCTATTCTTTCCCTAAAAGACGGACGCCAAGTCACCAGAGAAGGATGGAACGGCAAAGGGATGTATCTGGAACTACAGGTGCCTGACGCACACAGCAAAATGAGCCGTCCATACATCTATATGAAAACAGTAAACGATGAACTTGTACCCTGGGTAGCAAGCCAGACCGATATTCTTGCTGAAGATTGGTATACTTTACCACAATAACCAAGGAGCCATCATGGCTGAAAACATTCGACCCACCTACCCGCCCAAGCCCAGCAACCCAGCCCAATCGAAGGGCGACGTCGCTAATGTTGGTGCTGGCCCTGATCCCGCTGTCATTCGACCAGATCAGGTCGCCAAACCCTCGAACCCCACCGCTGGTCAAGGCGCAGTTCCAAATGTCAACAGGTAACCATGCTCTTCTATTATTTATGTGCTTTTGTTCTTGCTATTAGCTCAGGTGGCTTGCTTTTGGTAATAGTGTGGCCAGAAAAGAAATGAAGCCATGAGAATCAACACCGTCTTATTTGGTTTTCTTTTTGGCGCCAGTATTGACTAGTTTCTCTGGATGTGTCTGGGCACTCCCATGTACTTCACTTATATTTGTGTATGGGCTATTGTCATTGTAACACTATTCATGCTGTTTTGGCCTAATAAGAAATGACCGATGATGATGATCTGCTTCTGTGTTTGTGCAAGAGACCACGAATGGGACAGAGGAACTGCACAATGTCGCTGTGGCAGAATCCTTGAACCCATGACCGTCACTGAGCATGCTGAAGCCATCGCTCAACATGAGGCCACCGGGCGGCGAATGTTAGCCGCCAACGACATGGAGCCTTTTATCCGACTTTTCAAGGACTAACAATGAAATACTCCGCCGCGATCATCCTACTCTTCTTATGCCTAACCAGTGCCACATTATATGTCGCCACACAGGAAACGATAGACACCCCGGTGTCACAAGCGAAGATTGTGCTCGTTGCTCCCACTTCTGCTAGAATCGGTGAACTGGTTCGCCTGGATGTTTCTGAATCGAATGCCGAGTCGTTCAAATGGCTATTGGTTCCAGATTCAGTTGACTTCCTTGTGTTTGATTCTGGGAGACGAGCTGTTTTTTCGGGTAGAGAAGCAGGAGTGTATCAAATTATTGTTGGTTGTGCCAAAGGTAATACCGTCGATTTCATATTACACACCATTCGGGTAACTGGCCCGCCAGAAGTACCTGCATCGGGTAATTTTGCCGAATTGATTCCTTACTGGATGTGGTCCTATCCTTTTCCTACTGAAGAATGTACAGCTTTGGCAGATAGTTTTGAGGAAGTTGCAGCTCGGACCACTCTACTGACACCAGGGGACTGGATCAAAGCCACCGCAGAGGCAAATCGCACAGTTTTAGGTAGTCGAACAGAGGAGTGGGGGATAATCCTGGACAAGATTGGTGCTGAATTACTAAGGAAAGCTGAAGCAGGGGAACTTTTGACCCCTGAAGACCACAAAAAAGTCTGGTTGGAGATCGCCGAGGGGCTACGAAGCTGTTAAGGAGTAAACATGGACCGTCGAACCGCTTTGAAAGGGTTTGCTGCTGCTGTTACCAGCGGATTGTGGTTGCCTTCATCGGTGCAAGCACAAACCGATCAAAACTACTTCGGATGGGATGCTAACCCCGACAGTCTTGCTGAATTCATTGAACGGAACGATAAACCGTTCGTCATGCAGCAAAATGCAGCAATAAAAGGAGACGGCAAAGGCAAGAAGGCATTCTTGCACCTAGCACTTGAGAAAGCAAGCGGGCGAAAGTATCGACCACATCAACAAGGAACTACTGACTGCGTTTCTTGCGCGGCCGGATTGAGTGTAGACATTCTCTCTGCTGTTCAGGTCATTACTAAGCGACAACCCCAGCAATGGTTGTATGAAGCTGCCACAGAGCCTATCCATGGAGGCTCGCGTGTTGAAATCGGACATTACACTGGAAGAGGATCGAGAGGCCACTGGGCCGCCGAATGGGTTAATCGCTACGGAATTCTGTTACGCAAAGAGTACCCAGGTGGGTATGACTTCAGTACTTACAGTGCTAAGAAAGCAGTTGCTTACGGACGAAAAGGCTGCCCCGACCCTCTTGAACATCTTGCCAAGCTACACCCAGTTAAGAAAGTTGCCATTTGCCGCTCGTATGGTGAGCTTCGCGACTGTTTGCACAATGGTTACCCTGTCATGGTATGCTCAAACGTCGGTTTTGGCGACCCAAAATGCAAACGAGACCGAGAAGGCTTTCTGACTCGTAAGAAATCGCCTTGGTACCACGCGATGTTGTTCGCTGGTTATGATGATACCTACAGGCGACCGGGAGCGTTATGTTTCAATTCTTGGGGTTATAATTGGGTTTATGGCCCCACTAGAGGGTTCCAACCTGGTGGGACTTTTTGGATTGATGCTTCAACCGTCACCTCGATGCTACGGCAAGGAGACTCCTTCGCTTTTAGTTCCTACGTGGGTCTTCCTAAGATGAACATTCCTCCTTACATCTTGCGGTAAGCAAATGAAACAGAGAATCTTTAATGTCTGCACAACGGCCTACATCATCTTTGCCCTCTCGGTGGTTTATATCTCGTTGGCTCCGATTGAAACATTTTCTCTGGAGAATTCTTACATCGAGACCAAAGTACCGCCCCGATCTCTATTATTCGATCACGAACGACAGGATTACCAAGACTACACGGTGCGAGTCTGGACCGCAAGCTGGTGTGGACCCTGTAAACGATACAAAACCGAAGAAATCCCAACACTTGTGAAAGCCGGGTATACTGTCGAGGTGCTCGACATCGACGACGAAGAAGCGAAACCAAACTATGTAAAGAAAATTCCACTGGTGGAATTACTCTATAAGGGTAAAACCCTAAAGCGCAAAACTTACTGGCGTGCGGAAGACATAACTGACTTCGTCAGTAAACACCAACAAAAAAAAAGAGTAACAATGGCAGACATAGATTCGACAGCCTCAAATACTCTTAACTTTGCCGACACTGCTGAAACCACATATACATCAACTCTTGATCGACCCTTAATTTACCGTGTTGGTCAGATTAAAAGAATGACTGAAGGGTCAACTCTCAACCCTGATGTGATCCCTGATACTACAGCCCCTGTTGAGTTTCCTGACTGGACAACTAATGGAAAGCAATGGGATGACACACAAGCTGCTCTGCTTTCGTCAATAACAGCTAATCAATTTCTCTCTGGCGTCACTAACGAGTTGTTCGGTACTGTTGCTGCGGGAACAAATAAGTATATCGGAGGGGTTTTAGCACCTAATAACTCCATTTACTGTTTACCATACACTGCAACAAACGTTCTCAAGATTGATACTGTAAATGATACATTGTCGACCATTGGCACTTTAAGTGGCTCTGCTAAATGGTACGGAGGGGTATTAACACCAAGCGGCAACATTTATGCTGTGCCTCAAAACAGCACATCAATTCTGAAAATCAACACCAATAACGATAATGTCACAACTTTCGGTTCTTTAAGTGGTACTGCTAAATGGGCAGGAGGTAGACTAGCTTTTGATGGTGTTTTTATTTATTGTGCTCCTTACAACTCATCAACAATTTTGAAAATCGACACAGTAAATGACACGACATCTACTTTCGGTACTCTTGGAGCCACCGGCGGAAAATGGGCAGGAATAACCACAGTACCTTCAGGTAACATGGTTTGTATACCTTTCAACTCAACGGCTATTCTAAAAGTCTATACACATAATGATTCGACCGCGACTTTCGGGTCTTTAACCGGCAGCAGTAAATGGGCTGGGGGTGTACTGGCTGCTAATGGTTTGATCTATGCTATACCTAATGTCTCCACATCTCCACTTGTAATCAATCCAGATGAAGATATATTTGCGTTTATTGGTCACACCTTGACAGCAACAGCTAAAGGATCAGGAGGGATTCTTTCTCCTGATGGTTTAGCTCACTCAGCTCCTTTGGTAATTAACAAGCGTTTGACTATTTCTCCTTACACTGACGGAACAGGGCTTGCATTTGTAAACGCAATAGATAGCTCCACATATAAATGGAGAGATCTTGTTTTGGCACCTAATGGTCATGCTTATGGTATTCCAAGTGATGCCACTGAAATATACAAGCTTGTTTCTCCACTAGGTCCAATCTCTTCTAATTTCTGTCTTTCACGATTTTATAATGGATTCTAATGTTAGAAGCTCTTACACATGCCGCAGCAGTTGCTACACTGGCTTGTCTCATCTCGGAAAGTAACATTGCTGCACCCGTGCGAAACTGGATTGGCTGGAAAGTTTTGTACTGCCCGATCTGCTTAGGATTTTGGATCGCCGCACCAGCATTACTATGGGGGTTTTTACATTACTTCCTTGTAGTCGCTATATCAAACGCATGGATGCTTATAATTCTTAAAGTCTACGAAGCTCTCGACGCAGCTTCAGAAGAGTAAAGAAACACATGCACGAATTCAACGCAATTGCAGACTTTCTCGCTAATAATATCACTGTGGGTGGCGAAGATGCCAAAGGTGCTAATCGACTCGCCCGTATGGAACTACTTCAATTAGCCGATGAGATCGGTGATCGTCCGCATCCATCTGCCATGGGTGGACAGAACCAAATCTCGGAATTGGCCGTCTACTCCGGTGGAACTCCGTCTAGTGGTACTTACACTCTCACTTTCGTGCGCGATCGTGACAGCATGACGTTCATGACTACTTCGGACTGGGACGACCAGCCAGTTGACGTGCGAGGTCAAATTGATGCCGCAGCCTATAGTGTTGTACCTGGCTTCGGGTTCACTGATATTAAAGTGACGGGAGGTCCTAACCTGGACTCAAATCCATTCGACTTCAACTTCTCTGGTAAGTCTGTCCGTCGCGACAAATGGACCATTACAGGGGCTGATATTGATCTTGCACCTGGGACCTTGGGTGCGATCTCCGATACACAGGTTGGGGCCAATTCTCGCCGAGGTTATGCTGCTTTGTTTGCGGGTGGGGTCATCACAGATGAGACCATGCCAACTTGGGGCGCCGCCACTGGGTGGACTGTCATTCCGCTGGGAGAGAACCGAGGGCCCTTCCGCCTCACGGCAGCCCTTACCCGGTTAATCGCGAAGGATATCTCAATTCATGAGGGAAATCCCGCTATCTATACCAACCTGTTGACCGATCTTAATATTACACCGTAGGGCAAACTATGGCAACACCACCCGCATCATATCCCGACACAATTTGGGACGGGGATACACAAAATCCTGACCGTGAAGCACGGCTTTACGAATGTGATCCAAACAATCAAGACTGGGATCAAATTGTCTCTGAGACAATTGCGATGCAAACCCAGTCGTTCAATACTCACAATTGGTGGCGTATACCGAGTCTTACGTCGTGGACGTGGGAAAAGAATCAGAAAACTGGTTTGAATACACTCGGTGGTGGGATGACTGTGCTCGCTACCGCAAATACAATCAACACTGGTAATGATATCACCGTTGTGAAGAATTTATCTAAGGTTCTGATTGTGGTGAATTCCTACACCACTCCCGGCACCATTACCATCACTGGTAATCGTATTGATTCTTTGACTGGTAATATCACAGTGAATTACACCGAGGACATCATTATCAATGATGTCACGAATGATGCAAGCGCAAACACCGCCAACAATGGTACGATGAAATATAGCATGGATCACGCCTATGTGACCCACGAGATGTACACTGGAACTGTGGTGTGCTCTACGAGTGATTTCGTTTCAACCGACATTGATATATATTCGGCTTGGTGGTTCCAGAACCCACAACTTCTGAAGTTTACACTGGACGGTATCACTTTTACTGGAATCCCAACAAATAACAGTGCAGCAGCAGATGTTATTGTTTATGCTACTATTGCTGATCGTGACGCAAAGACTGTAAACATTCAACCTATCGCTCATATTGAAGTCGACGGTAATTATCCAATTGTCGATCCTGACGGCTTGTTTGCTGTTCAACAAGTGGGCTTCACAGGCTCCATTGATCCGAGTAAATACGACGGTACTTTTGTCAACATAGCATTCTACCCAGCTCTACAGAGTTATTGGGAACACGTCATGGTGAACTTGTGGTCCTCATGGTATTACGCACAGACACCAGCATTTGGAGCCTAATATGTCGATTCCAGTATCAATAACTGACGGTGAAGCAACCATCAACCTTGTGAATGGGTCTTTACCTGTTGCTTCACAACCTCAATTGGACGATGGAACTATTGATGCGTTTGGCCGAGCAAGAGTTAGTGAGCCAACAGCATTGTTTGACTCAAAGCTAGTTGGTGACAACAGACCTCTACAGTGGGACGAAGCTGAGACATCTGGTTCTGGCACCGGTACGGTATACACATTGAATCAATCATCGGTCACGATGAATGTGACGGCAAACACCGCTGGTAAACGAGTTAGACAGACATTTCGACGTTTCAACTACCAACCCGCCAAGTCACAACTGATCCTGATGACTTTCGTCATGGGAAACACCCTTACAGGTATCACGAAGAGAGTTGGGTACTTCGACGACAGTAATGGTATATTTCTGCAAAGCAAAGATGGGATCATTTCAGTTGTTGAAAGATCACTCGCTACTGACAGTGTTGTTGACCAAACTATCAACCAAGCCGATTGGAATATTGATAAGCTAGATGGGTCAGGGCCTAGTGGTCTCACTCTGGACTTGACAAAGGTTCAAATCATCCAACTCGACTTTGAGTGGTTAGGTGCAGGGCGTGTGCGATGGGGTTTCATCATTGCTGGTGCCATTATCTATGTTCATGCAGAGAATCACTCGAACAAATTGACGACAGTATACATGAGTTCTCCGAATCTCCCATTGAGGTATGAGATTGAGAATAACGGAAGTGGTGCAGCGGATAACTTAACATGTATTTGTTCTTCTGTGGCCACTGAAGGGGGTAGAGACCAACTAGGCATCCCTCGTGCTGTCAGTACAAGTACAACTAGATCACTAGCAGGAACAGTCAACACTTATGCGATGCTCTCCATTCGTTTGAAAGCTGGAAGAGAAGATGCAGTTATTCGATTGAGTGATTTTCAAGCTTTCTGTGCCACGGCAGACACACTATTAGTCTCATTTAGTCTGAACCCGACAATCGCAGGCACTTTACCTTCTTTCACAAGCATTGATAACTCCCCTGTAGAGTATGCAACATACAACGCTACTCACTTAGTGACTGGGGGCACAACACTCTATGAGTATTTTGCTTATGGTAGAACCGAAAGAACTATTCCAGTAGCCGATGTTCCCGGTATGGGCACAGCAATTGACGGTACACGCAGTATAGTTACCATCGCTGCAAAGCCTATCTCAACTAATCCAAGTGTTGGTGGCTCTATAGGCTGGAGGGAGTTGGGTTAATGCCAGTACAGAAATGCACAAAAGGCGGCAAATCTGGGTTCAAATATGGATCAACAGGGACGTGCTACACGGGCAAGGAAGCCAAACAAAAAGCAATTAAGCAAGGACTCGCTATTGCACGAAGTCAAGGTCGAAGGCCACATTTATAACTTAACAGGAGAATACTAATGAACATTGTTAATCCGTTCTCTAATTATCCGATGGTTCGTGTCACCAGTAAAACCCCAAAAGGGGACGTTGTCAGTGTAATGTCCACTCGCAATGACCTAGAGGTGCCTGACGACACTTCTGAGGCCTTGATTGAGCCAGTGAAGAATGGACGGCCAGGAGCGGCCGCGATCGCACAGGGGCGGATCTGGTCGCCTGAGTGGGGTGTTATGGAAATCGAAGACCGTCTCAAGAAGCAGAAGCTTGTCGAAGAAGAAAAAGCTCTTAAAGTCAGGCTGAAAAAGGTTGACCGTGAACGACTGCCAAAAGTCGAAAAGAAGGTAGAAAAGACCGAAAAAGCCGAAAACTCGGTCAAAAAGGTAGAAAAGACCGAGAATAAGGACGAAAAGACCTCCAAGTAGTAGGAAACCATGGGATTACTGACCGAATTCGGCGATGTTGTCAACGAAGGACTGGTGTCTCGTACACTGGCATCCTGTAGTCGTTGGGTCACACATCGCCGAATCATGGGCGAGCCCTTCCCTGGAAACTACAGCTTCAAGTATCATCCGTGGTGTAAGGATATCCACGATTCGTCAGCGAGTTTCAACACAGTTATGAAAGCGGCCCAAATGGGCCTGACCGAAGTCGCAATCAACATTGCATTTCATACGGTTGATATCAAGAAGCGGGATGTGCTTTATGTTCTCCCTACCGCGATAAACGCAAGCGATTTTAGCAAAACACGTTTCAACGTAGCTTTGCTGCACAGTAATTATTTGAAGGGTTTGTTCACCGAAACGAACACAGTTGGCCTGAAGAAGGCAGGAGGTGTTAGTCTCTACATTCGTGGCTCACGAGGAGACAGCAACATGAAATCCATCCCCGTAGCATGTATGATACTCGATGAGATGGATGAAATGGATCTCCGAGCGGTTTGGCTGGCCTTAGAGCGATTGTCCGGACAACTTGCCAAGAATCGGTTTGTGTTCTCATTGAGCACTCCTACCTTTCCTAAAACAGGTATTCACAAGCTATACCTGCAAGGCACACAAGAGCATTTCTATTTCAAGTGCCCTCGTTGTAGCAGACTAACTGAGTTTATTTTCCCGGAGTGCTTGGAGATTTGTGGGGACACAATCACTGACCCAGATGTAAAGAAGTCACATCTGGTATGCAAGGAATGCAAGAAGAAGATCGAACATGAAGAGAAACTTGACTTCTTGAAGAAAGCTTTTTGGGACTCAACTGCCAATGTAGATGAAGACCATCGAAGCTTTTACATCAATCAGATGTATAGCTACACGGTTACTCCTCATGATCTGGCGATGGCTTATTTTCGCGGCGTTGGTAATGAAGCCGCGATGATTGAGTTCTATAACTCGAAGCAAGGTTTGCCTTACATTCCTGACGGTGGTCAAGTCACTGACAGCGAGATTGATGCCGCGATTCGGCCTTACTTCAAAGAGAGCCAACATCCTGACATTGGGACCGACCGTTGCATTGTTATGGGTATCGATCAAGGTAAGTTCAATCACATTGTTGTGGTTGAATACCTATTGAATGGTACTATGGATTTGAATGCTGCTGCATTTGCTAAAGTGCTTTGGATGGGCAAACTACCTGGAGACGACTTCACGAATCTTGATCCGCTAATGCGGGAATGGCAGATTCGAGCATGTGTCATCGACGCCGATCCTCAGATCAACGATGCACGTCGATTCGCAAAACGCTTCCCTGGTTATGTTTATCTGTGCCGTTATCGACGAGGAATTACTGGAAAAGAATTGGCACTGTCTGAGGAAGACAGTGGGGCTCCAATCGTTACTGTTGATCGAACAAATTGGCTGGATGCTTCAATGGGTCGTTTCCATTCTGACAGGTTGACTTTGCCGGCTGACACCCCGCTGGAATTCAAAGCCCATATCAAAGCAGAGGTTCGGACCTATGAGAACGATGAGCATGGTAATCCTAAAGCCTTGTATCTCAACAACGAACCTGACCATTACGCACATGCTTTCAATTACGCGGAGATAGCACTACCTTTTGCGGCTGGTGTAGTATCTGGTGGTAATATAAACGAGAAGGTAATCTAGAATGACGCAAGAAACCAAGTTCTTGACAGGTTTTCGCCACCCTGATTATACCAACGACGAAGCATTCTGGGCCGAGTGGCGAAGTGCATATGACGGCGGCCCTCAGTTCGTCCAAAGGAACTTGAAGCGATTTAGTAACAGAGAAACGCCCGAGGATTTTGCAAGACGAAAGTTCTATACCCCAATCCAATCGTTTTCTAAGGTGGCGGTGAATGATGTTCGCAATTCCATTTTCCAGCGATTACGCGATGTTTATCGCCGTGATGGTAGCGAAAACTACATGCGAGCCACCTCTGGCGAGATCGGAGGCGTTGATAACAAAGGTTCGTCCATGCAACAATTCCTTGGAATTGATGTGTTGACCGAACTGTTAGTCATGGGCCGCGTCGGTGTATACACGGATATGCCTCAACTGTCCGGCATCCAAAGGTTGGCTGATGAAGGTAATTCACGTCCTTACACTTACATGTATAAGGTGGAAGACATCTTATCTTGGTCTGTTGCCAAGCCAGAAGAGCCTGGTGATTTTACTGCAATTTTACTTCGAGACCGAGGCATCGACTACAACCAAGGCTTCGCGCACGGTGCATATCTTCCCAGTGGTGGTTACACTCGTTACCGCTTCCTCTGGATCGACCCAGTTGATGGAATGGTTAAGATGAAGTTAATGAACGAGCAAGATGAACTTCTTGATTGGAATGGTAAGGATATCACAAGCGGCGACGGTGTCACGCATCTTGAATTGAATCGAATACCTTTCACGATGTTATCTATCGGTGGTAGCCTTCTTAAAGATGTTTATAAGCATCAAGTCGCACTATTGAATCTTGGCTCCTCTGACGTATCTTACGCTCTCCAGGCAAACTATGCCATGTATGTCGAGCAAAGGGATATGCGAGCGGTCGGGGGCCACTTGAAGAAAAGTATTGATGACGATGGAACATCAAATACTTCTGATAATAGTAAACCGGGTGAAGAGGCTCGCACAGGCGTAACATATGGCCGTACTTACCCCATGCAGGCTGATGCTCCTTCTTTCATCAATCCCAGTTCGGAACCTCTTATAGTATCTATGAAGCTTCAAGAGAAGCTTGAGGATGACATTCGCAAGCTGGTAAATCTAGCCGTTCAGAACAAAATGGGGCAGAGGGCAATCTCGGCCGAAGCCATGAAGTTGTCGGATCAGGGGTTGGAAGCAGGTCTTTCTTACATTGGTCTTGTGTTGGAAGGCGCCGAACGCCGTATCGCCGAGCACTGGGCAGCATATGAAAACAGCGATGTTAAAAGGCGTCAAATCGCGACAATCAAATACCCTGATCGCTACAGTCTGAAGAATGATGAAGACAGAATCAAGGAAGCCAAGGAGTTGGCCGAGTTGATGTATACAGTTCCCGGTACAGATGTAAAGAAAGAACTCTCGAAAAACATTGTGACAGCACTTCTGTCTGGCAAAGCGAACACCAAAACGATTGATGGTATCTTTGCACAAATTGATGGTGCTGAATATGCCACATCGGACCCTGAAACAATTATCCGCGCCCACGAAGCTGGACTTGTTGGCGAACAAACAGCATCTATCGCACTTGGTTTTGGGCCGGAAGAATATCTACAAGCTCGCAAGGATCATATTGCCCGTGCTGAAGCCATTATGAAGGCTCAGCAAGCAGGCAAACAAGAGCAAGGAGAGAACATGTCAGCCAGAGGGCTGCCTGATCTCGATCCGGATAAGGAATCGGGCAAGGAAGAGCGTGAAGAAGCCACTGACACCACACTGAAGGTCGCCAAGAAAACACCTGATCGAGGTGCAGGTAAAGACCTCAACAAAGAAGGAGAAGACTAAATGGTAGCCAAATTCAACGGCAAGGAACCGGTTGTGAAGAAGGGCGGAGCCGCTAAACCCACTGGTCAACCTGTCAAATCGGAGGCGAAAGCCGTCGAAACCACTTATTCAAAAGCAAAGAAAGCAGGAGGCACTGCACTGCTTGGTGGTACCATTGGCAATACTACATAAGGAATTGAAATATGGCTTACTATGGCACACTTGCTGGTGCGAACGCATATTTCGATGCTCGCCTTCACTCCGAGGGCTGGTCGGATTCCAACCCGGCTGATCGTCCGAAGGCGTTGACCGAAGCCACTCAAATCATTGATGATCTCAACTACAAAGGCGTGAAGAATGCTGTGTGGTTGATAATGTATGAGTATAATTCAGGCACGGAAAAAGAAGAGAAGATTCTTGTTGACCCCCCGACGCGAGACGAAGTCATCTCGGCTGATGCAACACAAGAATTGGAATTCCCTCGTGGTAAGGATACTATTGTACCAAACGAAATCGAGTGGTCTTGTTATGAAACCGCTCTAGCATTACTTGAAGGCTTTGACCCGGAAGATGCAATTGATAGACTCAATGTGATCCGGCAAGCATACTCTGCTGTTCGTACTACCTACGACAACAGCAGTGCGGCGATGGAATATCTTGTATATGGTGTTCCGACTGCGCGTGTGTGGCGATGGTTGAAAAACTATCTCACAGACTCGAAGATTATACGAAGAAGTAGGGCTGACTAACGAAAGGTTAGGATCTTATGGCTACGTTCAACTTCACTTCCATTCTT